TAAATAAAAGAAAAAAGGCAATCTCATGCAAAATTTTAAAAACTATGTAACAGATTTATATATTATAGAATATGCTGAATCGCAAGATATAGATATTAACGAGCTTACTGAAGAAGAGCTTAATGAGTTAATTGGTAAAGCTATCGGCGGTGCATTTAAAATAGGTGCTAAATCTGTTGTAGGTGCAGCTCGGTTAGCTAAAAAAGGTGCTAACAGAATGTCTGCTTCAGGCAGAGCAGATGCTGCTGAAAAGAAAGCTGATGCTTTAGAAAAAAAGCAAAAAGATAGAGAACGGATTGCTAAAGCTAAACAAAGAGTAAGAGATGCTAAAAAGGCAATGAGAACAAATTCACAAACATCTACTGCTTAACATATAAATAGAATTACAAAACCCAAACAAGGAGATAAAAACAAATGGCACTTTGGGGAAAAACAGACGCATTAGCTTCCGTACCAAAATGGTTGGAAGACGACGCTAATAATACAAACAAATCAAATGATCGCGACAACGCGGTATTTGTTGACCTTACAGAAGCTGGAGTTGCAGCTAACAGAGCAAAAGGTTTGACAGGTCCGGGCTGGTGGTTGTACCACACATCAAATGGCCGTCATTACGCAGAATGCTTAGTACCAATGAAAGTATCACAGGCTGATGCAGGCGACCTTGGTGTTACCGGTAATACAGTTATTGAAGATACTATCGTAGCTGATACTTAATATAAATTAATTTATTATGAAATTGACAGAATCAACCTTTCTTATATATGCAGCGAAAAGTTATGAAAACCCTCAATGTTCAGATGTTTCTGAATTTGAAGAAGATTTAAAACGTTTTCAGTATTTGCGTAAACTTTTTGGAAGATACAGACAAGACGATGATTTAAAAGAGAGGTTGATTCTAAACCACTTGATAATTATATACAATGTTTTTGGACCTGAAGCTACCAATATGCTGTTTATGAAACTGCACGAATACCACGAGTTTTTAAAACCATTTGTAGAGTATTTAAACTTTATGCCGCAAATGATTCAATATGGTGATGTGGTTTTAAATAAAGATAATATCGTTTCAGACAAAGTTATAAAAGAAAAACTTAAAGGAATTTGACCTATGGTCGTTGATCTATTTTTAGTATATCAATTTGTCAGAAGATTAGCAACACCATTTAATAAATGGGAAGCTTATGAACAAGGTATAATTGATGATAAAGGCAATATCCTTATAAAGAAAAAAGACCGAGATGCCAAACAAAGAAAGGCGTTTGGTGTCTTTGATATTATGGTTACTAATATGAAGAAGTTACTTGCTAAGGTACCAGGAGGTAGTTCTCGACTGGCGTCATATGCTGCAGCGCTTTACCTAATCAGAGAACATAAAGCTTTTACAGATGATTCTGAATTAGAAACATTAACTGAAGAACAGATTAATGAAAGCATAGATTTATTTTGTATTGGTTATAACCATTATACCACACTTTCAGAAGATGTCAAGGGTTTTTTTGACGAATCGTTAAATGAAGCCCGTAAAGTACAACCTCCCAAATGGAAAAAGGCTGGACCAAATGGTGAGAAAGAAATTACTTTCCCAACTGGTCGCCGTTTCAAAATAGAAAAACAGCTTGACCAAGATGAACGCCATAAAGGTGAATGGAAAGTTATGGAATGGGATAAACGCTCACGTGATTGGGAATGGCACGAAACATTTAGTCCACAATGGTATGCGAAAGAGAAAGTAATGGAAATGGGTAAATATGACTCCAAAGGTAAAAAGGTTGTTGAGTCAGCTATTAATATGCGTACTTTAAAACTTATTAATAAAATTAAAAAGTCTGGTGTTGTTAAATCCGGATCAATGTCAAATAAGGTTGATACAAAACCAGAAATCGAAGAAGATGCTCCAGCAAATAACGTAAGCGGTGGTAACATTGCAGGTATGGATGGCGGTCATATGTCAAAAGCCGGCCAAAAGAAATGGACATCAAGTAATAAATCAGACAAGAAAAAAAGATTAAGAGATATTATGGGAGTACCTAAACAATGATTACATTAGAACAATTTACTGCAATGATTCCAAAGAATAAAAATCCTGAAGCGTGGTATGACGCCGCGGTGCCTGCATTTGAAAAATACGATATTACTACAACAAATCGAATCGCAGGGTTTATGGCACAATGTGCTCACGAGTCATTAGACTTCACTAGGCTTGAAGAAAATTTAAACTACAGCGAAAAAGCGCTCAACTCAGTCTTTGGCCGTTATTTCGGAAAGGGCAAAAGAGATGCTAAAGAATACGCGCGCAATCCTGAAAAAATTGCAAACTACGTTTACCAAGATGAATTCCGCAGCAAACGAGGCGCTATGGGTAACACCACTGCCGGTGATGGGTGGAGATTTAGGGGCCGCGGCATTAAGCAACTTACAGGTCGAAACAATTATACAGCGTTTGGAAAATCAGTCGGAATGTCAGCAGAAGAAGCAGCAGACTATGTTGCAACCGAACGAGGAGCTCTCGAGTCAGCTTGTTGGTTCTGGGCAACAAACAAACTTGACAAATGGGCCGACAACGGTGACATCAAAGGATTAACCAAAAAGATTAATGGTGGTACTATTGGACTTGAAGATCGTACACGTCGTTGGGAAGAAGCGTTAGCTATTCTTGGTGGAGAAATCCCAACACCTAAAAAGGAAGCCACATCAACAGGAAGTCGTACATTACGTAAAGGTATGAAAGGCGACGATGTTGCTGCAATGCAGAAAGCTTTAGGTATTACTGCAGATGGAGACTTTGGTTTCGGTACGCTAACATCAGTTAAAAAATGGCAAAAACTTAATGGTCTAGTTGCTGACGGTATCGTTGGTCCTGCAACCCAAGCCAAAATGTTTAAATAATATAAATAGAATATACAAACCCAATAGGAGATAAAAAATGTCTTTAGAAAAAATCGCACAATTGGCTCTTGAAAATAAGCCATTAGAAATGAAAGAAGCGTTCGAAGAAGAAATGAACTTGCGCATCCAAGCTGCTTTAGAAGAAAAGTATAAAAAAGCTATGAAAGCTGAATCGGATGACGAAGATGAAGATGATGACGACGAGGACGACGACGAAGATGAAGACGAAGACGAAGATGAGGATAAAAAATAATTAGCCATGGCTAAATTATATCTTTTAGTCATTGTGCTAGGTATCGTTGGTGGTGTAGGGTACGGGGCTAAAAATTATTATGAATGGTCCCAGGCGACTATTACCACTCTTCGTGAAAATAACGTTAAATTAGTATCTGCAACTGAAACTCTGCAAAATACAGTAGACACAATGGTTGCAGATGCTAAACGTAACGAAGAGCTCAATCAAAACCTTACCAAACAATTAGCCGAATCACGCGAGTATCTTAATACTTTGCGGAACAAATTCGCGCGCATTGATTTAACTATGGAAGCCTTACAGGATCCTGATAACTTAGAGGAAAGGGTACAGCGTGCAGTTGATAGACTTATCCAAGACATCGCTGAAGATACTACTGCTCCTGGTGACGAGTCTAGCACTGACAGCGTGCGGACTGAGGACACCGGAACCGACAGTAGTAGTTCAGACTGAATATCAAAAACAAAATATTCCAATTCAAGCTAGACCTCCTAAGGTAGAGTTTCCACCTGTTGAGTGGAGCGTTATTACTGAAGAAAATATTGATGAAAAAATGGAAGAACTTAAAGGTCAAACTGGTAACTTTGTAGTTTTTGCTGTTGGTCCTAAAGGATACGAAAATCTTGCTATTGGTATCGGTGAGCTGCGTCGTTATATTAATGAACAAAAAGCAATAATTCTTTACTATGAGGAAGCTTTAAAAGAATAAATATTGACAATACTATAGTTTTGTGATACATTCAAAGGGAGCATAGTTTGTTTCCTTTTTTTTATTTAATCATAAAAAAAGGTTGGGAACATTGGCAGGATCTAATTGGGAAACAGATATCGCCCTAATAAAATCAGATATCAAACAAATACAAAAATTCTTTAACAGAGTTGAAGATTCTATGGACATGATGGCAGAACTGTCTAAAAACGTTGCTGTTCAAAATGAAGTGCTAGATAACACTAAAGATAAATTAGAAGTTGTAGAAAAACTTTGCGAAGAAACGAAAAAAACTGACGAATTGAGAATGAATGTTCTTTCAGATCGGCTTGAAGAGTATAGACGATATTCAAGAGAGGATCATCAACGATTAGCAGAACATAACGCTAATAAACGAAATGACAATGTAAAAGAAATATTAGACAGAATTGACCGCATGGAAACAGCTATACATAAAAGAATTAACGACCAACAAA